TCTGCCATCGCTTATGACAATGCACAGGAAGCTTGGACGGCTCGCTACAACCACGAAACCATTGCTCTGGGTTTCTCGTTGACCGAAGAGGCCATCGAGGATAACCTGTATGACAGCCTTTCGGCTCGTTATACCAAAGGCTTGGCTCGTGCTATGGCGTATACCAAGCAGGTCAAAGCTGCCGCTATTCTGAACAACGGCTTTAGCGCCGCGTTCACGTATGGTGACGGTCAGCCCCTGTTTAGTACGGCTCATCCACTGGTCTCTGGTGGCACCAACAGCAATCGCCCATCGACTGGCGCTGACTTGAATGAAACTTCGTTGGAAAACGCGGTTATTCAGATCGCCGCTTGGACCGATGAGCGTGGTCTGCTGATCGCTGCTAAGCCGAAGAAGCTGATCGTTCCTCCTGCTCTGATGTTCGTTTCTACTCGTCTGTTGGAAACCAGCCTCCGTGTTGGAACCACCGACAACGATATCAACGCGCTGAAGAACAACGGTTCGATCCCTGAGGGTTACACCGTTAACCACTTCTTGACCGACACGAACGCATGGTTCCTTACGACCGACGTTCCGAATGGCTTGAAGCACTTCGTGCGTACTCCGCTGTCGAACTCAATGGACGGTGATTTCGATACGGGCAACGTCCGCTACAAGTCCCGCGAGCGCTATTCGTTTGGCGTCAGCGATCCGCTGGGTATCTTTGGTTCGCCCGGATCGAGCTGATCTGGGTAACAGGGAAGGGGGCCAAAAGCCCCCTTTTCTTTTTTATATGTACGTGCTATAAAGACCCATACCTAGACCACCCGACTTGCTGACTGACTAGGCAGACTTCCCTCAAGAGACAGCAAGTTTTGATTTGAGGATTTTATTATGGGTTTCGCTTCCCACCTTGGCCCTTGGCTGCTTGGCACGAACAAGTACACCACGGGCACGACCGCTGGCACGATCCAGAACATGGGCGCAACTATGGTTGCCCAAACCGCTACTACGTCGGTTAATGACACGACTGCGAGTCTTGAGTTTTGCATCCCTGCCGGTTCGCAGATTGTTGACTTTATTGTTGACATCACGACTGCATATTCTGGCACGACGGGTAACACCATCACTATTCAAACCGCTGCGGGTAATTCTCTTGCTACGGTTGGCGGTGCAACCACGACCCCTCTAGCTGTTGGACGCGCAACGACCACTTACACGGGCGCTCAAGTTGGCACGATGCTCAACGTCGGTTCTACAGACCTGCTTGTGTATGTCATTTATGCCTGTGCTGGTACGGCCAGCGGCGGCGCTGCAACGATTACTTGCCGATACATCGTCAAAGGTTCAGACGGCGCGATGTACCCAACCAGCACCCAAAACTAAGTAGGGGGCTGTAATGGCTAAAACTAATTACAGTCCCACTTTCCCGATGTTTCCGGGTGGGGCTACGACCTTCACCAAAAGCGACACCGTCAATCTTCCCACCCCATCAGTCATTTATGTTGGCGGGGCGGGAAGCACCGGCACGGTAAAAGTAACCACCGCACAGGGTGATGATGTTACTTTTGTTGGCTTGACGGCGGGAAGTGTGATCCCTGTACAGGTTATCCGGGTTTGGAACAGCACGACAGACGCAACTAATCTGCTGCGGATTTATTAAAATGGCCCTTGGGTTCGGGCTTGCCCTAACAAGCTACAGGAAAGCCGCTGGCGGTGGTAGCGTCGGTACTCAAAAGGCTATTTTTGGGTATGGTTCGGGTCCAACAGCAATAACCAACTTAGTTAGCAGCACTGGGGTAGTCGCTACGGATACTGCCGGGGTTGGGACCGCAAGACAGGGACTAGCTGCCGCTGGTTACGGGACCGATAAAGCTATATTTGGTTATGGAAACACCGGATCATTTAGTCCTGTCGCCATGACCAACCTAGTCAGTAATATGGGTGTAGTTGCAACGGATACCGCAGGTGTTGGCACGACTAGGAAGGAACTAGCGGCGGCAGGATATGGTGGTGATAAAGCAATTTTTGGTTATGGCGATAATTCTATTACTACTTACTATTCTGTAACTAATTTGGTTAGTAACACGGGTGTAGTAGCAACCAACACTACCGGAGTTGGCACAGCCAGAAGTGCACTCGCCGCTGCCGGGTATGGCGGTGATAAAGCAATTTTTGCGTATGGGTTTGTATGAGTTTTGTCACTGTAAGCAATCTTGTTAGCAATACCGGGGTTGTTGCTACAGACAATGCAATAGCTGGCAGCGAACGACGTTCCTGTGCCGCAGCGGGATATGGTGGTGATAAAGCAATTTTTGGTTATGGCATTACTTTTGCTGGAGGCACTAATATAACCAATTTGGTCAGCAACACCGGAGTTGTAGCTACTAACACAACTGGTGTTGGCACTGCTAGATACTATTTAGCTGCTGCTGGTTATGGGGGTGATAAGGCCATATTTGGCTATGGAAATACCGGATCAATGACCAACTTAGTTAGCAACACTGGAGTTGTTGCTACAGACACCACAGGTGTCGGTACTGCTAGGCAATTCCTCGCCGCAGCAGGGTATTCCCTAACTTAAAGCCATGGCACTAGGTTTTGGATTAGCACTGACAAGTTACCGAAAAGCCGCTGGCGGCGGGGGTAGCGTCGGTACTCAAAAGGCTATATTTGGGTTTGGACTTGATACTGGATATACCGCAATAACCAACCTAGTTAGCAATGCTGGAGTTGTTGCAACGGATACTACGGGTGTTGGTACGCCTAGATATAGACTTGCCGCAGCGGGTTATGGCGGTGATAAAGCTATATTTGGGTATGGCGCTGATGGCAGTGGCACTCTTTCTTTAACTAATTTAGTTAGCAACACCGGAGTTGTATCAACGGATACTGCTGGCGTAGGTTCAGCGAGAGTGTATTTGGCAGCAGCGGGATATGGTGGTGATAAAGCAATATTTGGATTTGGTTTTAATACCAACATAACTAACCTAGTTAGTAACGCCGGAGTAGTCGCAACAGATACCGCTGGCGTAGGAACCAGTAGGTATGCACTAGCAGCCGCTAGTTATGGGACAGATAAGGCCATATTTGGATATGGATATATTCAATTTGTTGGAGTAACAGCAATAACAAATTTAGTCAGCAACACCGGAGTGGTAGCCACGGATACTGCTGGCATAGGCACGGGTAGGCAGTTTCTTGCCGCAGCCGGTTATGGAACTGATAAGGCTATATTTGGGTATGGGCAAAACGGCTCATCCGTTAATGTTTCTACCACAAATTTAGTCAGCAACGTCGGTATAGTTGCAACTAACACTACAGGCGTTGGGACCGCCAGAAACTTACTTGCTGCCGCCGGTTATGGCGGTGATAAAGCTATTTTCGGTTACGGAACTACTGGTTCTAATACTGCTATAACCAATTTAGTCAGCAACACCGGCGTAGTAGCAACCGACACCGCAGGTGTTGGCACTGCTAGGTCTGGACTTGCCGCAGCAGGTTACTCACTTACTTAAACACAATGGCATCAAACTTAAATTCAGAGTTCAACTATCGCTACCAAGTTATGGGTAGCACCCCTTGGGAAAAGCTCAAGCATTTGCAAAACTTCCTTGTGGGCAGGAAACGCGCTGCTGTTCTGGAGCAGTGCTCGCAGTTGAAGCACCAAGCCAAGCTGGAAGAGTTAAAGCATCTCAAGGAAGTCCCGGCGCTGCCGCACATCATCCTGAACCTGCAAGCGGAGATTCTTGAACTTGAGTCGCACTTGGATGATCAGGCCCATGCGTTCCGGCTCAACCGCACCGAGATTGCCATACTGGAAAAGTTGATTGCTGAGTTGTACGCCGAAGTGGAGCCAACCCGACTCAAGCACCCGGATGGAACCCCGTACACTGACGATGAGATGTTTGAGGCAAACGCCAATTTTGAATTCACCGTCATGATTACGCGGGAAATTCAGGCAGAGATTATTGCCAACGAACGGCCCAGCCCTGCCAAGCTGCTTAATGCCATGAGTAACCCACAAACCCTTGAAGCATTGCAACAAGCGGGTATACTACCGAAAGAGATTGTGCCGATCACTTATCAGACTCCGGCACTGCAATTGGCTGCTCCCACTTTGATGGTGAAGTGATGATTGACCAAACTCCCCCTACGCCAGAGCAGCTTGCACAAGCAAGGGAATCAGCTTTGGCCGCGCAACATCCTGACTCTTGGGTTTGGGATGAAGATGCAGTTAGTTGGGTAGCGCCCGTTGCGGCACCTGCTGATGGGTTTCCTTATTTGTGGGACGAAGCGGCTAAAAGCTGGACGCCGTTTCCAAATTACCCAAGGAACTAAAATGGCTAAGTCCCCTGCATGGCAGCGCAAAGAAGGCAAAAACCCTGAAGGCGGATTGAACGCCAAGGGTCGAGCCTCTTACAACGCAGCTAACCCCGGTAAGCCGGGACTTAAAGCCCCGCAGCCTGAAGGAGGTTCGCGCAAAAAGTCATTCTGTGCAAGAATGTCAGGCATGAAGAAGAAGTTGACTTCTGCTAAAACCGCAAACGAT